GGAATGCCCTCATGAGTAAGTGCTCCGAGGTTTGGGTGTTCGGCAACATTATCTCAGCCGGTATGGAAACCGAAATCAAGAGAGCCAAGTGGAAGTACTACCGCTTACGTTACTTTAGCGAAAACTGCGAGGAGGTTTGTGTATGAGCACGATTACTGCAATACCGACAGAATATAAAGGCTATCGGTTTCGCTCAAGATTAGAAGCAAGATGGGCTGTTTTCTTCGATGCATGCAGAGTGAAATGGGAATATGAACCGGAGGGCTTTGCGCTCCCTAATGGTCAGTTTTATCTTCCTGATTTTCTACTTCATGGCTGTGACGGTAGAAGTCCTACAGACCTGTATGTTGAGGTAAAAGGAAAAATGACTGAAGCAGATGCTGAGAAAATACTGCAATTTAGCGGAATCAAAGATATTCAATCCTACGAAATCAAAAATCCAATTCTAGTCGTTGCCGGGATTCCTGATGGAGACTGCATTTCTGACATCGAAGACTTCTGCCAGGAGTGGGGGTATTACGGCTTTCCCGGAATAAAACATGGGCCATATCCATTCAACTTTGAAACTATCGACGGAGATTACTTTGTGGCGCACCCCGGTGTAAACAAAAAAGGTCAATTTGAATTGTTCGGTGACGATAGCAACTATACCTATGACCGGGACGATATTGCAACGCTAAGAGCTTTTAAACTGGCACGACAGGCTCGTTTTGAACACGGCGAACGGCCGAGAATTGGGAGGTGCAGATAATGCGTGATTTATCCATTGCCTATGGCAACAGTTGTTTTGCTAAGACATGGCCTAATAAAACCGTCACATGGGATGATTTGTGTAGCAGGCTATCGGTTACTATCAGGACAACGGAATCTGTCGAAGAATACCCAAAACTCAAAAAATCCGACAGAGAAAAGGTCAAAGACAAGGGCGGTTTTGTTGGTGGCCAGCTTAAAAATAATCGCCGCAAAATCGAAACCGTCGTCTGCCGTTCAATGCTGACGATGGACTTGGATCAAGCTGAAGTTGGTTTTATTGAAAGATTCTGCGCAACATGTAAATTTGCTGCCGCACTTTATACGACGCATGGCCATATTCCTGAAAAGCCAAGAGTGAGAATCATCATACCATTTACAAGAGATACCTCCGTTGATGAGTATGCAGCTATTGCAAGGTATTATGCTGCAGAATGGGGCATCGACCAGTTTGACGAATGCTCCTACCGACCGAATCAGTTAATGTACTGGCCGACTACTCCCGCAAATGGCGAGTATATATTCAAGCGCATAGACGGTGCCTGGCTTGATCCAGACGTATATCTTGCAGCACACCCCAATTGGAAAGAGTGCTCGCTGCTGCCGACATCTTCTCGGGAAAGTGCTGTCCGAGAAGCCAGCCAGAAACCACAAGATGACCCTCTTGGCAAATCAGGTATCATTGGTGCGTTCTGTCGTTCCTATACCGTGGAGACTGCGATTGACACTTTTCTCTCAAATGTATATGCACCTTCTGTTATGGCTGGTCGTTACGATTACATCCCTGCCGATAGCAGTGCAGGCGTTGTCATTTACGATGACAAATTTACCTACAGCCACCACGCCTCTGATCCTGCTTACGGAAAGCTGCTCAATGCCTTTGACCTTGTACGCATACACAAATTCGGTGATGACGATGAGAAGTCCAGCTTCAAAAACATGTGCGACTTCGCGCTCAAGGATGAGGCTGTTGCTGCACTACTTTTGGAGGAGCGTCGTCAGTCTGCTTCCGAAGATTTCATGCCCGGTGAGAATTGGGCTTCCAGGCTAACACGCACAAAAGCCGGTGATGTGGAAAATACTCTCGGCAACCTGCTGCTGATCATGAAAAATGATGAGGCCCTTTCGCAAATCCGTTATAACCGGCTCGCCAACCAAATCTATGCCGAGGATCTGCCTTGGGCGCATACTCACCCAGCTTGGCGGGACGCAGATACAGCCCAGCTTGTGGCTTACGTCGACACCAACTATGGAGAGTTCAGCGCCCGAAACTACGAGCTTGCTCTTACCAAAGTGTCAGATGACAGGGCCTATCATCCGGTTCGTGAATACCTGATGGCACTGGAATGGGACGGCATACCTCGTGACGAGACTGTCTTCATCGACTTTCTCGGAGCTGAGGATACTCCCTACGTTAGAGCGGTTACTCGAAAGACACTCGCTGCTGGAGCTGGCCGTATCCTCGCACCCGGCATCAAGTTTGATACCATCCCAGTTATTATCGGCGGTCAGGGCATTGGTAAGTCCACCATGCTCGCCATGCTGGGAAAACAATGGTACTCCGACAGCCTTTCCATCTCTGATATGAAAGATAAAACGGCACCAGAAAAACTTCAGGGCAACTGGCTGCTGGAGCTTTCCGAGCTCGCTGGCATCAAGAAAATGGATGTGGAAACCGTGAAGTCCTTTGCCAGCCGAGTTGATGATAAATATCGCCCTTCTTATGGCAGAGTCGTCGAAAGCCATCCACGCCAGTGCATTATCATCGGTTCCACCAACAGCGATGGCGGTTTTCTTAGAGACGTGACCGGTAACAGACGCTTCTGGCCTATCAACGTAACCGGTGAAGGCACAAGACGGCCTTGGGACATTACCGAATACGAAGTCGACCAGATATGGGCCGAAGCGGTAGCCAACTTTAATGCTGGTGAGGAATTGTTCCTGAAAGGCGCTGAAGCAGAGGCCGCTGCAGATGCACAACGTGACGCGATGGAAACCGACGACCGAGAAGGTCTGGTTGCTGCATTCCTTGACACCTTACTTCCTGAAGATTGGGACACCACGGATATTTACAGCAGACAGGAGTATTTCCGCGATCCAGACGATCCTACAAGACCGGCGGGTACCGTGCGTCGAATGCAGGTCAGCAATATTGAGATTTGGTGTGAGTGCTTTGGTCGGTCCAGGGATTCCATCAAGAAATCTGACTCCTATGAGATCGAGGCCATTCTTCGCAGCATGGGCAATTGGGAAAAGTACTCCGGCAATAAGACCGGCAAGCGCAATATACCCCTTTATGGTGTTCAGCGTGTCTATCTGAGGTCGGAATAATTGCCCAACATTGCCGATTGGCACTTCGGCACAAACCATGGGCAAGGCTTGAAGCCCCCGAAATTACTATAAAAGCTCGTTGCCTTGCCGGTATTGCCCATAAACTCCTACTCCTTTTCAATTCATTAAAAATAGTAGTACAGCCTGAGCGTATATATGCGCGCGTAGGATTTATAGGAACAATGAGCAAATGGGCAATCATCGGCAATGGGCAAGAAGAATGGAGTGAAAAATGAAAGAGAAAATCATTGAGCAAAAACTGGTGAAAGCAGTGAAGGACATGGGTGGCATCGCACCAAAGTTCACGAGTCCAGGATTTGACGGGATGCCTGACCGTATCGTGCTTCTACCGGGCGGTAATATGGCTTTTGTAGAGGTTAAGGCTCCCGGTGAAAAGCCCAGACCGCTTCAGCTAGCAAGGCACAAATTACTACGCGGGCTTGGCTTCAAGGTTTATGTCCTTGATGACGAGCAGCAGATTGGAGGGCTTCTTGATGAAATACGAACCACATGATTACCAAAAATACGCTACCCGCTACATCGAGGAGCATCCCATCTCTGCTGTTTTACTCGATATGGGTCTTGGCAAGACGAGCATCACGCTGACGGCGCTAAACGACCTGTTGTTTGACAGCTTCGAGGCGCATCGCATTCTGGTGATCGCGCCACTACGAGTGGCACGGGATACATGGCCCGCTGAAGCAGATAAGTGGGATCATCTCCAGAACCTTATTTGCTCCGTTGCAGTCGGCACTGAAGCAGAGCGCCGTGCGGCCCTTATAAAGCCCGCCGATATCTATATCATCAACCGAGAAAATGTCCAGTGGCTTATTGAGGAAAGCAAGCTGCCATTCAACTTCGACACACTTGTGGTAGACGAGCTATCCTCCTTCAAGAATTATCAGGCTAAGCGCTTCCGGTCTCTGATGAAGGTGCGACCTAAGGTCAAGCGCATCATCGGCCTCACGGGTACCCCTTCCACAAATGGCCTCATGGACTTGTGGGCTGAGTTCAGGCTTCTTGATATGGGTGCCCGCCTCGGACGGTTTATCAGCCACTACCGACTGGATTACTTCCAGCCAGATAAACGTAACGGACAGGTCATCTTCAGCTACAAGCCTCTGCCCGGAGCTGAACAGCGCATCTATGACAAGATCTCCGACATAACCATTTCCATGAAGTCTACCGACCTTTTGAAAATGCCGGAACTGGTAAGTAGCGAATACACCGTCCGCCTCTCTGACGAGGAGCGCCAGCGTTACAACGAGTTGAAGCAAGACTTTGTACTTCAGCTCCCCAATGGAGATATCACTGCTTCAAACGCTGCTGCGCTCACCGGCAAGTTGTGCCAGCTGGCAAATGGCGCGATTTACACCGAGGATGGCGACACCTTCTCCAGCCATGACCGAAAGCTAGATGCACTGGAAGATATTATCGAAGCGGCCAGTGGCAAGCCGATTCTTGTGGCTTACTGGTTCAAGCATGATCTTGCCCGCATCACGGAGCGTCTACAAAAGCTTCATGTACCGTTTTCCAAACTGGACAGCGCCGACAGTATCCGTAAGTGGAACGCTAGCGAACTGCCCGTAGCTCTGATCCACCCCGCCTCTGCCGGTCACGGTTTAAACCTTCAGAGTGGTGGTTCCTGTATTGTCTGGTTCGGGCTGACCTGGTCACTGGAATTATACCAGCAGACCAACGCCCGCCTATGGCGACAGGGCCAAAATGCTGAAACAGTTGTGGTGCAGCACATTGTGGCCAAAGACACCATCGACGAGCGGATTCTAAAGGTGTTATCCAAGAAGGACAGCACCCAAGCCGCCTTGATTGATGCTGTAAAGGCTGATCTGCAAGTCTGAGACAATCAACGACAATCCGTGCCAATCCGAGAACCTAAAAATTCGGAGGTACAGATTATGGACCCTTATCAAGAATTAGCAAACGCCATCGTGCTACAAGCGGTCAAGGACTACCGGCTGCACGACAATGAGCAGGAGCTTGCCAGAATTGAGTGCTTCTTTCGTTCTGATTGGTTTAGTGTCCTGACGAATGTTGATCCGGAAATACTCATCACCAAACTGAGAAAGGAAAAGGTGCGTTATGAATACTAAGACCTATCTTTCTCAGGCGCGTTATCTGGACATGCGTATCAAGTCCAAACTCCAACAGGTTGATTCACTAAATGATCTAGCAACGACCTGCACGTCGGTCATGACTGGTATGCCGAGAAACCCCAGCGGTTCAACCTCCCGCATGGCTGATGCCATCTGCAAGATCGTTGATCTACAGAATGATATTAATCATGACATCGACATGCTGGTTGATCTCAAGAAGGAAATCATGAGTGTCATCAAGGCTGTGGTAAATCCGGAGCACCAGACCTTACTGGAGAAGCGTTATCTCTGCTTCCTCTCTTGGGAGAAGATTGCGGTGGATATGGGCTATGACCTTCGCTACATTCATAAGCTCCACACACGGGCACTGGATGACTGCAGAATTCCTGCTCCCGATGAAGTAGACACTAAAAGACACTGAAAGACACGTGCCACTCCTGATATCATTATAATCAGGAAGATAGAATCTAAGAGAGCCATGTGGGAGCAATCCCGCAGGGCTTTAACACTTCTCCATACATTGAAATTTCTCTACTCATTTATCAGTTCTGAATAAGTGATTCACTTGTTTAAGTGTTTCACTTGACGTAGTGATTTGCTTGTGCTATTCTTATAACATAAAATCCTAACATAATTATAAGGAGGTACGACAATGTCACTTGAGCTGAGAGTAGAAAAATTAGAGGCTGAAATACTAGAACTAAAAAAAGAAATAGCTAGAATTAATAAAGGATCTGATGATAAGGAGTATCAAATCAATGTTGTTGACGACTACATGATTAAATTGGTTTATACTGGCGTCTATTCAAAAATTAAAGGAAATACGTCTTTAGAAATTGGTTTTCCAAAAAACAGAAAAAAACTGGCCGAAAACATATCTGTTGGTCAAAAGATGTTCGTTTATGTTACTTCTCCCGTAAAAAAAATCATTGGCTTAATGACAGTATCAAGAGCTATGCAAACTTCGAAAGATCCTAATGGAAGATGGCCTTACAACATAGAGTTAACATGGGAAATCGGACCAAAACAAGGAGTTTCATTTAATGATATAGGATTACCTATTCGGCCAAGAGTAGGTGACACATTGTACTCGATTGACATCGATAAAGCTAATGAGATAATTAAACAGTTAAAGAAGCAAGATGATTTAAGTGAAAGTAATATTGACTTCCTTTCAAACGAATATGGAGAATAACAACTAACCATACAAACTTCATCTATTACATGTATTATCGTTGCTGTAAAAAGAGCCTTCACGGGATATCCCGCGGAGGCTTTTCTTATGCCCCGAAAGTGAGGTGAACCCATGCCATATAAACCAAAGCGTCCCTGCGCCTACCCCGGCTGCGGTCGGCTCGCTGAGCGTGAGCAATACTGTGCCGAGCATCAAAAGGTCGTGGACAAACAGTACAACCAGTACCAGCGCGACCCTAAGTCCAACAAACGCTACGGCAGAAGCTGGAAGCGCATCCGTGACCGTTACATCAAGTTGCATCCCCTCTGTGAAGAGTGCGAGAAGCAAGGCAAGCTGACGCCTGCCGAGGAGGTCCACCACATCCTCCCGCTTTCCAAGGGCGGCGGCAATGAAAAGAGTAATCTGATGGCTCTTTGTAAACCCTGTCACTCCCGAATTACTGCTGAAAGCGGTGACCGGTGGGGGTGATCAAATCTCTAAAACTATTCAAAACGGACAGCGGCGTGGGGCTTCGCGTGAGAAATCGCAGTTTCAAACGGCTAATATCCCCCATCGGTAAGGAGTGTGATGAATATGGCAAAAGACGGCACCAACAGAGGTGGTGCAAGAATCGGCTCAGGGCAAAAAAAGAAAGCCCTCGCCGACAAAATTTTAGATGGCAATCCCGGTAATCGAAAGT